AATCTAATACTAATAAAAAGTATGATGGTGAGTTTGATGTTGATGTTAATTATACACAAATACAACTTGAAGAAGCTTTAAAAACTGGTAAATTTATATTCCACAAGGTGGGAGATGAAGTTCATGTGTTAGAGGATATAAATACTTTTGTATCATTTACAGATGATAAAAATGACGATTTTTCAAGTAACCAAAGTGTTAGAGTACTTGACCAAATTGCTAATGATATTGCAACTTTATTTAATGAAAAGTATTTAGGTAAAGTTCCGAATGATAAGGCAGGAAGAATAAGTTTCTGGAATGATGTTGTTAAACACCATAAAGAATTAGAGAATATAAGGGCAATAGAAGATTTTAAAACTGATGATGTTAGTGTAAAGCTTGGAAATGATAAGAAAACTGTCATAGTATCTGATGCTGTTAAGGTTATAAATGCTATGAGTAAGCTTTATATGACAGTTTCAGTTAGTTAGAGAGGGGAGTGATAATATGGCTCAAACAATAAATGCTAAAGATACAGTTAGTGCAAAGAAAGCTGAATGTTTTATAACTATAGAAGGCAAAAGATATAATTTTATGCAAGCTATAGATTTAGAGGCTAAAATGGAAAAAAATAAAAGTGAAGTTCCAATTCTAGGAAGAACAACAAAGGGAAATAAAACAACTGGGAGTACAAATACTGGAAGTGCAACATTTCATTATAATACTTCTATTTTTAGAGAATTACTTTACAGATATAAAGAAACTGGTGAGGATATTTATTTTGACATACAAGTTACAAATGAAGACCCTACATCTGCTGTAGGAAGACAGACAGTAGTACTTAAAGATTGTAATATGGACAGTGGAATAATTACTAAATTTGATGCTGATGGTGAGTATTTAGATGAAGATATGGATTTCACTTTTGAGGATTGGGAATTAGTAGAAAAATTTAATTTATTGGCAGGAATGGAGTAAAATACACATTTATAAATTATATATGTGTATTTTTTATATGAAAAATTAAAATAAAAGGAGATTAGAATAATATGAGTAATTTAAGTGCTTTTTTAAGTCAAAATGCAATAAAGGTTGATAATGTAAAATATGTAGCGAGTAACAGATTTTTAGATAAAGAAGGGAAACCAGTTGAATGGGAATTAAAAGTTTTATCATCTGAAGAAGACGAAGCACTAAGAAGAAAGTGTACTAAAAGAGTAAAAGTGATTGGTAACAATGGTAAGCATACTGGACAATATACAAGTGAAATTGACTACAATAGTTATGTAGCTGAATTATGTGTAGCATCTACAGTATTTCCAGATTTAAAGGATGCCGAACTCCAAAATAGTTATGGAGTAATGGGAGAAGCTCAGTTATTAAAGACAATGCTTACAGCAGGTGAGTATGTCAATTATACAGTAAAAGTGAATGAAGTCAATGGATTTGATACATCTTTTGAGGATAAAGTAGAAGAAGCAAAAAACTAATCAGAGGTGGCGATTTTGATGCTAGCATCACTCATTATTGTATTCAAAAATTAAAGTGGAAGCCAAGTGAATATATGAATTTAGAAGTTAATGAGAGAGCGTTAGCAGCCGCCTCAATACTTATAAAGATAGAGGATGAAGAGGAAGCAATGAAAGAAGCTGAAAGAGAGAGAAAGAGGGGACGAAGAAGATAGCAAAATAAAAAAATAAATATAGAATAGGTAAAATATGTAATAATTATATGTTATAATATTTTTAGCAAGAAGATGTAATCTACAATTTATAGAGTGGAGTTCATACTGGGATAAAACCTACTTCCTAATGAAAGGAGGTGGGAAGTATGAATAACTTTTTACTTAATGTAATAGCTGGCGTTATTGCTAGTTTAATATTTTGCTTAATTTGTAAAGTATTTCTAAAAGTAAAAAGCCACTCAACTCGTGGCAAGAGTAAAAGTGGCTGGGAATTTGATTTTAAAATCAAGTTCCATAAGTTCAAATAGATTCATTTAATTATGAACTTCACTCTACCGCAAAATAGATTGTAGTTCTTCTTGCTTTTATTATACCACAAATTAGAAAAAATATTGTTTATATAAAATAAAAAATAAAAATTTTTATTAAAAAATTGAAAACTTGATTATAAAGCAATTAATTTATAAAATATATATAAATAAGTAGGTATTTATTTACTTGAATTTCATTGTTTATATAAAAAAAATGGAAAAATATGTAATAATTATATGTTATAATAATTGTAGCAAGGATAATAATCGAAAGTGCGAAGGGTGATTATTTTCATATTAAACGCCAAATTCCAAATAAGGAAGGAGGTGAAATTATATGATAGGTTTTTTATTAAGCATACTAGCTGGTGTTATATCAGCTTATATTTATGACAAAATAAAAAATCACCCAGACGCCAATAAGGGTGATTTAAAAAAATAATATTTTCACTTAACAACTGAAAATAATCACTCTTTGTAGGAGTAAATTATTTCCTTGCTTTTATTATACCACAAATTGGTACAGATATTCAAAAATAATATTTTTATGATATAATAAAAATGTAGAGATTTTGCAGTGAGCGATATTTGTTACAAAATATGGCTTAACACTTGAAATCTAAGATGTTGAGGGTGTGTGATAAATGTTATCAATTGCACTACTCATGGTTCACTGCAAATTTGAGAGAGATGCGTATGTGTAGGTATTGGAAATGCCAAGTTTATTTTGGGGTTTTAGATTAACTATATGGAATGTAAATTGTTTTCTTCTCTCTGTTACTTCATCTTTTGTATCTAGTTTTAGATTAACTATATGGAATGTAAATAACATAGTAATATATGACCAGACAGGTAGAATAATCGTTTTAGATTAACTATATGGAATGTAAATACAACAGCACCATACAAAAACCCATTTCTAAAAAACGTTTTAGATTAACTATATGGAATGTAAATATTTCTGTCTTTACTGCTGTAACGTATTGGTATGGGTTTTAGATTAACTATATGGAATGTAAATGACTTTGAAGAAAATAATTTAGTTATATCTTGGGAAGGTTTTAGATTAACTATATGGAATGTAAATTAACCTTTTTATTGTTGTTGTTATTCTTATTGTTATTCGTTTTAGATTAACTATATGGAATGTAAATTTTATCATTGTGTAATGCTCTTTAGTAATAGAACCTAGTTTTAGATTAACTATATGGAATGTAAATTTTACTGCATTTATACCATCTACACCTTTTATTTTATTGTTTTAGATTAACTATATGGACTTAAAATTAAAAATACTGAAAAACACTTACTTTTATGGTAGGTGCTTTTTTATATTAAAATCTGTGTACTTAATTGAAATATTTGGTAAAATATGTAAGAATTGTATGATATAATAATTGTAGCAAGGAAAATAATAATTGAAAAGTGCTAAGAGTGGTTATTTCCATATTTGAATACCAAATTCCATAACGGAAGGAGGTGTAACAGTATGGTGATAAATTTTTTATTGAGTATACTGGCTGGTGTTATATCAGCCTTCATGTATGAGAAAATAAAAAACCACTCAAAGGCCAATAAGAGTGGTTTAAAAAAGTAATTCTTTAAATCAATTTTGATGGAAATAGCTACTCTTGTATAAAGTAAATTATTTCCTTGCTTTTATTATACCACAAATTGGTACAGATATTCAAAAATAATATTTTTACGATATAATAAAAATGTAGAGATTTTGCAGTGTTCGATTTTTGTAATAAAATATGGCTTAACAATTGGAATACAAGGCATTGAGGGTGTGTGATAAATGTTATCAATTGCACTACTCATGGTTCACTGCAAATTTGAGAGAGGTGTGTATGTGTAGGTATTGGAAATGCTAAGTTTATTTTGGGGTTTTAGATTAACTATATGGAATGTAAATTGTGATTCCTCAGCTCTCTCCTTTAAGCTACACAACTGTTTTAGATTAACTATATGGAATGTAAATTAATAATTATGGAGAGTTAGGATTAGGTGATACTACGTTTTAGATTAACTATATGGAATGTAAATTTAAAAGTTACTACACCAGTTTTAGTAGTTCCAGCTAGTTTTAGATTAACTATATGGAATGTAAATAAGATACAAGAAGAATTTTCAGTAGAGGATAAATTAGTTTTAGATTAACTATATGGAATGTAAAGCCAGAAGAAGCCGCATCTGCAATAAAGAAGTATGGAGTTTTAGATTAACTATATGGAATGTAAAGATTGAAAAAACGTCCAAATAGCAATATAATTTAATTAGTTTTAGATTAACTATATGGAATGTAAAGATTTATGTCTGATTTGTGTCCAAAAATAACCGATTTGTGTTTTAGATTAACTATGTGGTATGTAAAGACACCTCCAAACACTGCAATTTCTCCTGTTTTCAATAGTTTTAGATTAACTATGTGGTATGTAAAGCCTATAGGAAGCTTAACTATATGTTCATAAAAAACAGTTTTAGATTAACTATGTGGTATGTAAATAATATAACAAAGTGGATGTTCTCTAAAAATAAAGAGGGTTTTAGATTAACTATATGGAATGTAAATATTTTTGATGATTTAAACATTGATAAAAGTATGAAACGTTTTAGATTAACTATATGGAATGTAAATGATAACAAAGCTTGCAAAGTAGATATTTGTGTTTTTCGTTTTAGATTAACTATATGGAATGTAAATTGCTGTGATTTCACTAATAAAACAATTAATAATTGTGTTATAGATTAACTATGTGGAGAAAAACTAAATAAACAAAGAAAGCACTTACAAATATGTAGGTGCTTTTGTTTTGCTCAAATTGGTCGGTTGAGTGAAATAATTAGAAAAAATTAGTAAAAACTAGTAAAAACTCTTGAAAAGTGTCGCGATACAATGTATAATTATATTATCGCGATACAGAAAAGAGGTGAAAATTATTACTGATAGCAGTAGAGCAGATTACTTCAAGCAGAGACGACAGAATAAGAAAACTTTTAGTGTTCTACTAGATAGAGAGAAAGTAGAAAAAATTGAAGAACATTTAAAAAAGCAGAACAAGACTAAAACTATTTGGCTTGAAGAAAAGATTAATGAAGAGTTAGAAAAAGAGGAATAAAAAATAAGAGACGTTCTCCCCGACCAAAGATTGAACATCCCTTATTGACGTATATTATATACACTAACTATAGTATACGTCATTCCTTAAAAAAATTCAATTAAGGAGTGTAATAGTTATGGAAAATTTAATAGTAAAAGAGTTTAATGGAAGTCAAATTTATACTTTTATGTGGAAAGAAAAATCTTGTTGGATAGCTAATCAAATAGTTGGATTATTCGATTATGCTGATGTATCTAAAACAATACAGGATTGCATAAAAGCAGAAGACTTTGAGATTGAACAAGAGTATGATGTATTGAAAGGAAATGAATTTAATGATTTTGTAACTACTTTAAATGTAGTCGCAAATAATATAATTAGTAATAAAGCTAGAAGTATAACTATTTTTTATGAAGATGGTTTGTATGGATTTTTACAATACACAGATAAACCAATTGGTGTACAGTTTAGAAAATGGCTTAGACGAGAAGTTTTACCAAGCATAAGACAAACTGGTGCATACATAACTAACAATGCTAATCCCGAAAAACTAAGAGAAAAAGCAAGTGAGATTGAGAAATTACAGTTGGCTTATAACAGTACATCTATGCTAAAAGAGTTATTAGATGGTGCAGGCTTTGACAATAAATCCAAACTATTAACAGCTAAAACATTATATAAGAAAGCAGGAATTGATTTACCAATAGAGATAAACGAAGAAGAACATTATTTTGATACAAAGCAAATAGCATCTAAACTGAAAATATATTCTAAGAGTAATAAACCAGCTCAGATGGCTGTTTGTGAGATTATTAAAAAGATTGATTTAGAAGATAGTGAAGTTAAGGGAGTTTGGGAAACTAATGGAAGTTGGACTGGCACTGTAAATAAATATACAAAGAGTGTAATAGATAAGGTCAGAAATTGGATAGAGGAAAATAATAGACCTGCTAAGATACAAGGTGAGAAGAAGAATTTCCATGTTGTATATAAGGAGGCAATGTAATGGGAGATAATTTACTAAATAATGTATGTAATGATGAAAAAGAATATCTTATTTCTTACCTAAAAACTCTAAGACAAAAAGATGAACATGATTTTTATGTTTTCAAACAAATAGTAGATAAATATTGTAAACAAGCAAAGTATAAATAAGAAATTAATTATATAAATTAAAAACACTTACTTAGGTAGGTGTTTTTTTATTGAAAGGAAGTGATTATAATGTAAAAATTTTACTAATATAGTATAATAATCTTATAAAATTATGTAGGGGGTAATATTATGGGGTTATTTAGAAAATCAAAAGAACCATGCTGTATATGTGGAAAAGAAAAGACAGACCAAAAAATAAAGGATGGTGCTGTTTGTATAGAATGTCTAATGGATTATATGGAGTATAAAGACAAACAATTTACTTTTAAAGATGGATTACCTACAAAATCTGAAATTCAAATCGTTCTAGATTCTAAGAAACAGAATGATTTTTTAGTTGAAAAATTTAATGTAACTAAGGAAATTAACAGTTTTATAAAGTTTGATGAAACTAATAAACTCATATATATAGAGACTAAAAGAAAAAATGGGAAAATAAAGAAAAATGTTTATAGTTTTGAAAATATAACAGGCTTTGAATTGTTAGAAGACGGAGAGACTATAACAAAAGGCGGTCTTGGGAGTGCTATAGCAGGAGGCGTTTTATTTGGTGGTACAGGAGCTATTGTTGGTAGCATTGTAGGTAAGAAAAAGACAAAAAAGATAATCGAAAATTTACAAATAAAGCTTACATTAAAAACTATTTCAGAGCCTGTGGCATATATAAATTTAATTAATGTAAAAACAAAGACAAATTCTATTGGATATGAAAGAGCGTATGCAGAAGCGCAAGAGATTTTATCTATTTTAGCTATAATTTTAAAAGATATAGAAAAGAAAAGAGAAGAAATTAATAATAATAACTCTAATGCAGATGAAATATTAAAATATAAGAATTTATTAGACTTAGGAGCAATAACAGAAGAAGAATTTAATACTAAGAAAAAAGAATTATTAAATTTATAATAACTAGACACTTACAAAAGTAAGTGTTTTTTTATGGAAATTTATGAAAGGAGAGTGATAAAATGGCAACAATACAAACATCTATTCGAATTTTCGATGGAATGACACCTGCTTTTAGACACATGACTAATGCTATGAATATTGTATTAAGTTCATTCGAGCAATTACAAAGAACATCTAGCAATGCTATAGATGCTAATAGTATTAGAACAGCTAGAGAAGAACTAGCACGTGCAGAAGCTGGGTTTGATAGATTAGAACAACAAATAAGAGAAGCTGATGGGCAACAGCGAAGACTTAATGAGGATATAAATAAGGGTGCAAGTTCTACAGATAGATTAGTTGGAAGTGCAAAGAAGTTAGCAGCAACTTATTTAGGTATAAGAACATTAGGAGGTCTAGGAAATTTAAGCGACCAGATGACAAGTACTAATGCGAGACTGAGTATGATTAACGATGGGCAACAATCGGATGGCGGACTTAACAAAATGATATTTCAATCAGCTGAAAGGTCAAGAGCATCTTATTTAGATACTGCAAAAATAGTTTCGCGTGTAGGTATGAATGCAGGTAAAGCATTTAGCAGTACAAAAGAAATTGTAGGTTTTGCAGAGCAATTAAACAAAAAATTCGTAATAGCAGGTGCAAGTACTGAGGAAATGAATTCGGCATTGTTACAACTAACACAAGGATTAGGAAGTGGTGTGCTTAGAGGTGAGGAACTAAATGCTGTATTTGAGTCAGCACCTAACATTATCCAATCGATTGCCGATTATTTAGACGTGGATATAGGAAAAATAAGGAGCATGGCAAGTGAAGGAATGTTAACAGCAGACATTGTAAAAAACTCATTACTTTCAGCAGCAGAGCAGACCAACGCAGAATTTGAGAAGATGCCTTATACATTAGGTCAAATCTTTACTAGTGTAAAAAATAATGCAGTTATGATATTTGGAGCTATACAGAAGAAAATTGAGGATACAGTTTCAAGCAAGGGATTTAGAACTTTCATAACTGATGTTAAAGACTCATTATACGTACTTGGAGCAGTTGGTTTTAATGTATTTAGTGGATTTATTAATTTACTGAGTAGTCCAGCTTTTCAGAATTTTTTTAATGTGATGATTGTTGGAAGTAGTTTAGTTGTACAAGGGCTAGGTTGGATAATAACACAAGCACTTAATGTAGCTAATGTATTTGCACAGAATTGGTCAATCATTGCTCCTGTGATTTGGGGAATCATTGCAGTAATAGCTATTTATAAAATAACTATTATTTCTCTCTTGGCAATACAAACACTGCATACAACATTAACCCTAGCACAAAGCTTTGCAACAGCTTTATTGAATGGTGAATTAATGGCAGAAACTAGATTTTTGTTACTTAATAAATTAGAAACGCTAGGTTTAAGTCAAGCAAATGCTTTATTGTGTGTAAGTATTTTAAAAGTTGTTGCTGTAATGGCTCTAGTAATAGCAGCAATATTTGTAGGAGTAGCAATATTCAATCATTTTGCAGGAACAAGCATTTCTGCAACTGGAGTAGTTGTAGGAGCTTTTTATTTTCTAGGAACTTGTATATATGATGTCTTTGCAGGTGCATGGAATATTGTAATGGCATTTGCAGAGTTCTTTGTTAATTCGTTTAATATTGTTATCTATAATGTACAGATGTTATTTTATAAATTCCAAAACTTTGTAATAAATGCCATGGGAGATGTAGGAGGAAGTTTTGACAATTGTGCTACAGCTTTAGCAAATGCTTTTGTAAGTGCAGTAAACATAGCAATAAAAGGTATAAATGGAGTTATAAAAGCGTTAAACTTAATTCCAGGTATAAATATAAAAACTATAGGAAGCTTAGATAAAGTAGATTCTTTTGTAAAACAATATAAAGATTACCAAAAGACTCTAAAAGAACCTGTAAAGCCACAAGACTGGAAAGCACCATATATGGACATTAAAAACCCATTTGACTCTTACAAAAAAGGATATGAAGTGGGTCAAAATTTAGAAAACAAATTAAAAGACACTTTTGATATTAGTAAAATAGCAGAAGATGCAAAGAAAAAATTAGGTCTTGATGATTTATGGGACAAAAAATATGGACTTGGTGACGGACTCGGTTCGGCAGGGCTTAATTCTCCGCTCAGCGATGCAGCAAAAGGAGCAAAAGACACGGCAGGAAACACTGCAAAGATGGCTAAAACAATGGATAAAAGTCAAGAAGACCTTAAATATCTTAGAGACATAGCAGAACAGGAGGTAATAAACCGATTTACAGGGGTAAATATAAAAATTGATATGAACAATACAAATAACATAAGCAAAGATGCAGATGTGGATGGTATAGTCAATGTTCTAACTGAAAAATTAAATGATGCTATGGTTGTATCAGCTGAGGGAATAGTTTAGAAAGGAGAGTGAGAAAATGGCTTATGACTTTTATTTAGATGGAGTACAATTACCAATACCTCCGCCAAAGTTAGAGATTAAAGTTACAAATAAAAACAAGACAGTAGACCTAATAAACACTGGAGAAGTAAATATATTAAAAAAAGAAGGATTATCTGAAATAAGTTTTGAAGCAGAATTTACACATAATAAATTACCTTTTTGTAGAGGTCAATTTAGAGATGTTCAATTCTTTTTAAGTAAACTAGAGTTACTAAAAACTGATTGTAAGCCATTTCAATTTATTGTATCTCGTGAGTTAGGTAACAAGGTCTTATTTAACACTAATATGAAAGTGTCATTAGAAGAATATAACATAGTAGAAGATGCAGAAAATGGCTCAGATGTTAAAGTAATAATAAAGTTAAAACAATATAGAGATTACTCAACTAAAAAGTTAGTTCTTGCCCCTCCTAAAAATGAGACTGGTAGACCTAATGTAAAGATAGAGCCAAAACGAGTTGATTCAGTCAATGCCCCAAGTGGTAAAAAAACATACACAGTCAAGGCAGGAGATTCTCTTTGGTCAATCTGCCAGAAGCAACTTGGTAATGGTTCATTATATAAGAAGGTATATGAGTTAAATAAAACAATGATGGATAAAGCTAACAAGGGT